GTGGTGTAACACACGCTACAATCACATGTACAGCTATTAGTTCAACTAAATGGAGTGTTTCAGTTATCACAGGTGGTACTGGAAACTTAGCTACACCTTTTAGTGCAGCAGTTAGTTAATAGGAGAATAATATGAGCAGTAATGGAGATATATGGGCAGTAACCCCTTCCACAAGTGCTACATACTATAGAGCGGCAGCATCCATATCGGGTGCTGGAGCTCTGACCTTACTCACCAATGACGCAGGCCCTAACGGGGTTGGTTATAAAGTTAGATTTACTTCAGCAGGAGACGACAGTGGAGATACTTTCACTATCGTTGGTATTACTGTGGCTGACGCACTAACAGGAAAATCAACTACAGAAGTCGTCACAGGTGCTGATTCTAGTACAGCTGACTCTAGTAATTTTTTTGCAAAAGTTACAAGTATTACAGCTTCAGGTGCTTCAGCAGGTAATGTAAGTATAGGGACAACTGGGTCAATAGCTTTACCTAGAACTCGACTAAAAGGGTTCTATTATTTAGCTAGTGGTTCAGCGGGCAGTGTTAAAATGAACTTAAATAGTAGTTCAGGTAAAGAGTTGTTAAACATAGCTACACCAGCTAGTGCCACTGGCACACAGGATATGTTCCTACCTGGTATGGGTATACTAACAACATCAAACGGTAGTAGTATTTCAGATTTTGCTGTTATTACTATTACTAATGTTACCAACACTGTATTATTTTGTGGATAGATAGTTATGGCAACTACCAAAAGAAAGGGTATGGGTATCAAGACTTCGGTTAAGTCTGGTAATTTTAGAAAGACTAAATCTGGAGCAGGTATGACTAAGAAAGGTGTAGCAGCCTATCGTAGAGCCAACCCTGGTAGTAAATTAAAAACAGCAGTAACTGGAAAGGTTAAAAAAGGTTCTAAAGCTGCTAAGAGACGTAAATCATTCTGTGCACGTAGTGCAGGACAAATGAAGAAGTTTCCTAAAGCAGCGAAGAATCCTAACTCAAGGTTACGTCAAGCTCGTAAGAGATGGAAATGTTAAAATGGAAGATAAGGTGCAAGAAACAGTAGCGGTTCATCAAGTTGAAATAGACCATATGAAGAAAGATATAGACCATATCATTTCAAAGGTGGACAAGATGGATACTCAGATAGACCGTATAGAAAAGGCTTTATCTGAATTAAGTGGTGGCCGTAAGGTTGCTTTGTGGATGTTTAGTGGCTTAGGCGTAATTGCTGGAATTGTAGCCACTTGGTTATTTAAATAATTTTATAGGAGAAGGAAAATGGCAGTTGGCGGAAGTAATTTAATGAATTTAAGGGATAAAAATGCTTTAAAAAGACTTGAAAGTAAATTAGGTAGAGCTCAAAGTAGATTAGATAAAGTCAAAGATGGTGGCGATTCTAACAAGAAAAAAATGTTTACAGGACAAGTCAAAGATATAAAAAGTGATATAAGTGCTTTTAAAAAGAAATTTGGAATGAGTACTAATACAGGTCCTCTTAAAATGGACACCAAAGGTATGACACCTACTCGTAAATTAGCTAAGGGTGAATCTAAAATTAGTAGAGCTACTATGATGAAAGGTATGCCAGGAGACGCTGGTAATCCACAACCTAAGAAAAAGAAAGCATTACCAAAAAGAGGCTCAAAAATGAGTCCATTTACTTACGGTGGTAAGGTTAAGAAAATGATGGGTGGTGGTATGGCTAAAAAGACATACAAACACGGTGGTAAAGTTAAAAAATGTAAAATTGATGGTATAGCAAGAAAAGGTAAAACTAGAGCAGCAAGGAAGAAATAATTATGATGAAATCTAGAGGTATGGGTAAGATTAAACCGATTGCTTTTAAGAAAGGTGGTAGCACTAAAGATGCGTGTTATCATAAGGTTAAGGCTAGATATAGAGTTTTTCCTAGTGCGTATGCTTCTGGTGCTATAGCCAAATGTCGTAAAGTTGGTGCTGCCAACTACGGTAAAGGTGGCAAGAAGAGGAAAAAATAATGGCTGTCCGTAAGACTAAAAAAGGTCTTGCTTTAAAAAGATGGTTTAAGGAAGACTGGAAAGACGTAAGAACAGGCAAAGCCTGTGGTCGTAAAAAAGGTGAGAAACGTGGTACACCTTATTGCAGACCTAGTAAACGAGTGTCAAGCAAGACTCCTAAGACATCAGGAGAAATGACGGCAGCTCAAAAGAAAAAACGTATTGCTCAAAAGAAACGAATTGGGCAACCAGCTGGTAAGCCACGTAGAGTATCAGCACTTAGACGTAAGAGGAAGAAAACATAATGGCAACATCAGGAACAACAACGTTTAACTTAGATTTAAACAACATTGTAGAAGAAGCATTTGAAAGGTGTGGTTCTGAATTACGTACAGGATATGACTTACGTACAGCTCGTAGAAGTCTAAACTTACTTACTGTTGAATGGGCTAACCGAGGTGTTAATCTTTGGACTATTGAAGAAGGCACTGTTTCTCTTACTGAAGGGACTATTACCTATAACTTACCCGCTGACACGATTGATTTGATTGAGCAAGTTATTAGAACAGGTACAGGCACTAATCAACAAGATATTAACATTAATAGAATATCTGCACCTACTTATGGAACAATACCTAATAAAAATGCAACAGGTAGACCTAATCAAGTGTGGATTAATAGACAAGCAACACAACCGATTATAAACGTATGGCCTACTCCAGAGGATAATAGCTATACATTTGTATATTGGGCACTCAAAAGAATTGAAGATGCAGGCACAGGTGTTACTACACAAGATATACCATTTAGGTTTTTACCTTGTCTAGTTGCAGGGCTTGCGTTTTATTTAAGTTTAAAATTACCTGAAGCAGGTGATAGAACACAGTTTTTAAAACAAGAGTACGAAGAGCAGTGGTTATTGGCTTCAACTGAAGATAGAGATAAAGCTACTTTAAGACTCGCACCTCGTAGACAACACATATAGGAGAGAAGATATGCCAGGTACAGGAAAATATCCAACTAAAGGAATGAATACATTAGCTAAAAAGAACCCAGAGGTAGCTAAAGACATTATGGGATATAAAAAAGGTAAGCTAGTTAAAAAGAAAGCTACTAAGAAAAAAGCTTTTAAAGCTCATATGATGTATGACAAAAAGACAGGTAAAGCTGTAAAAGCTCCTACTATGGCTAAACATTTAGCTTTGAAGAAAAAAGGTTATGTGCATACTAAACCTAAGAAGAAAACTGTTAAAAAGAGGAAATAAATGAGTAGTAAATATGCTTCAGCAAAATATACGATTGCCGAGTGCGATAGATGTGGTTTTCAATATAAGCTGACAGAATTAAAAGAGATATTTATTAGAACTAAAGGCACTAATATTAAAGTGTGTAAAGAGTGTTGGGAACCAGACCATCCACAGAATATGCAAGGTATGTATCCTGTAGATGACCCACAAGCTGTTAAAGACCCTAGACCAGACTTAAATCTGGTCGAACAAAGGAATTATCAGTATGGATTTGACCCAGTAGGGCTAAATAATCCTTTAGAATTAGAAGGGTTAGTAGATGATTTAAAAGGTGCTGGTCAATTAGGGTCAGTTACAGTAACAACAACGTAGGAGTAAATGATGAACAAAGATAGAAAAGGAGCTAAAGTAACTTATAAGCAACCTGAAAATGTTGCTACACCTAATACAGGTGGTTATCCTGAGAAGGATGTAAAGACTGAAGGTGTAGTTACTCGTGGTAATGGAGCAGCTACAAAAGGAACTAAAGCTAGAGGACCAATGGCATAATGACTTATACCGAGCTAGTAGCAGCAATCAAATCGTATACAGAGAATGATTATACGACCACTGATGTTAATACTTTTATTCAAAATGCAGAACAACGCATATATAACACAGTACAAATACCTGACCTACGTAAAAACGTAGAGGGCACTATGTCATCAGGTAATAAGTATTTTGCTTTACCTAGTGATTGGTTATCTACCTTTAGCATTGCTGTTATAAATAGTAGTAATGAATATACTTATCTTTTAAATAAAGATGTTAATTTTATTAGAGAATCATTTCCTGATACTGATTCAGGTTTTTATGCACAGCCAGAGTATTATGGTATATTTGATGATAATACAATGATACTAGGGCCAACACCAGATGCTAATTACAGTGCTGAATTGCATTATTACTATTATCCACAAACTATTGTTACTGCTGGTAATACTTGGTTGGGCGACAATTTCGATACTGCATTGTTCTATGGTGCATTATTGGAAGCAGCTGCGTTTATGAAAGAAGAGCCAGATGTTGTAACTCAGTATTCAGCCAAGTATAATGAGTCTATGCAGTTATTGACAAACTTAGGAGATGGTAAAAATAGACGTGACGCTTATAGAAGCGGACAAAAAAGGATACCTGTAAGAAATGGATAACAGAGCAGAATTAGTACAAGGTGTTGATTATGATGTAATTACTACATCAGATGGAGGGATGACACCAGAGCAAGTAGCAGAGTTGTGTCTTGCTAAAATAATTTATGTAGGTGATGAAGCTAACCCTTTATTAAAAGAACAAGCTCTAGCTTACAAAGATAGCATTAGACAAGTTCTAGTGTTTTATATGAAACAGGCTATTAAGTCTAATCATACAACTATAGCGAATAAACTGCATAAAGCAGGGCATTCAGAATTAACTAAACTTTTGGAGATATAAAATGGCAATTTCTCAAGCAATGTGTACTTCATTTAAAGTTGAGTTGTTGAACGGTATTCACGCATTTGGTACATCGGTGGCTCGTGGTGACACATCTGCTGATAGTTTTAAATTAGCATTATACACTTCATCAGCTTCTTTAGGTGCTGGTACTACAGCATATACAACTTCTAACGAAGTTTCAGGAACAGGATATACAGCAGCAGGTGCAGCACTTACAGCGGTAGCTCCTACATCTTCTGGAACTACAGCGTTTTTAGACTTTAACGATTTAACTTTTTCATCATCAACTATTACAGCTCGTGGTGCGTTAATATATAACGATACACAAAGTGATAAAGCTGTAGCAGTATTAGATTTTGGTGGAGATAAAACATCTACAGCAGGTGATTTTACAGTGGTATTCCCTGCAGCTGATGCTACAAACGCTATCATACGTATAGCTTAAAGTTAAAATGAGGTGGTCTACTGCATTTGCGATACTACTTTTTAGTTGGTGGCTACTTTACGTTACCGATAGTTTCGCTGCGGATACGACTATACGTTACAAAGACCAACCGCCACCATCAGCCATAGCACCATCATTATCTATTGGTAGTGGTAGTGATGTTTGTATAGTGGTACGAACTGGAGCGATTGGTACGGGAATATTTTCTGGCTCATTTGCAACTCACGTAATTGATAAAAATTGTGAAAGAATTAAATTAAGCAGAAGTCTTGCTCAACTTGGACTCAAGGTATCAGCTACGAGTATCTTATGTCAAGA